TTATCTGGCAAAATTAAAGTAAATGATTGACCAGCGCTATGGGCAGGGGATTTAAGTTTTACTCCATGACTGTTTGATTCACAGTTAAGCTGTAGTGTTCCAGCGTTTGTGTTTCCTTTGACTTCAAATAATCCTGTGCCATTAGGGGTTACTTTTATATTTCCATTAGTTGTTGATGTATTAATTTCTCTCGTTAGACAATCCAAATTGCCTCCGAGTTGCGGGGAAGTGTCATCAACTAAATTTGCAAGGCCAGAAGCACCTCCCAAGTTTTCCCAATTACCGTTGTTATAACCTTCATAGCGGTTTAATTGACTGTTATGACGTATCATCCCGACTGCTGGGCTTCCGTCTCTCTCACTTGTATTACCGCTAGGAATTGTTATTGAAGATGTAACATTAAAAGTTGCTCTGGCAGTAAAAGTATTAGCAACAGATAATGAAGCATGACCTAAATTTGCAAGGCTGACATCACCTAAGGAAATAGCAGCGTTATTAGCTGCATTTTGAATTTTTAAAGTATTACCATCAATAAAAGGTGTATAAGCTGCAACTCCTATACTTGGAGTCCCAGAACCTTGATTTAATGTTGATAAAGCTGCAATTATTTGATTTAATTTAGTACGAACTGCAAGACCTGTACCATTATCAACGGTAAAACCTGATCCCCCAGTATTATCAACTCTTGCCATTTAAAAAACAGTAATTTTTCTTAGTATATCTTTTTTATCCACCTTTACCAAAACCAACAGCAGTAAAGTTAAAGTTTCGATTTATAGAAGCACCAGAACTATTTTTAAAATGTACAGTAAAACCAGTTGAACTTATATTAGTCAATTCAAAAATATCTCCAGATGCCATATTCAAAGCTGTAATTCCTACAGATGGTAAATGTGAATTTGCACCTAATAAACTGCTAGTGCCAACAAAGAAAGGATGGTCAAAGGTTACATTTTTAGCACCAGCACCAGAGGCAATCGCTGTTGCGTTTTGTTCAACTCTTCTTTGTAAACTAGCTGTATATCCAAGTTCTGTGACTTGAATATCCTGTGCTGGATCACCAGAGGTTAATTTTGCTCTAAATTTAAATCCTCTACCCCTATAAGTTCCATTAGCGAATTTTTGAAATGATGTATAAGTAGCAGAATTAGAACTTGGGTTTGAATCCGTTGTTGTAGCAACAAGTAATTCAGCATTAACATCCACACTTGCTGTACCGTCAAAATCCTGTAAAGAATCAATAAGACCTCTACTATCAATCAGATCATTTGGATATATAGCCTGTGATTTTATATGCCTTTTTAAATCAAGAGCAAAAATACCACCTAAATCTAATATTGTACCGCCAGCACTTCCACCAAAATCGTAAGTACCAGATGAACTAACACCTCCTAAATCATCAAGACTTGCCTCCGCATCAAAATCACTAACAGCATCTAATAATCCAGTACCACTTAAATTTATTGAATTACTAACAGCATCAAAACCTACATCAACTTTTGTTCCTTGAAACTTTGGATTGTCTTGATCTTCTCTTCTTGTTTGTGTAATAAGTGATGGTTGTGGGTCTGGTAAATCAATGATGACACTTGTTTCTCCAGTACTGAATCTTTGACCATCATCTTGTGCCTTTAAAATTACTTCACCTTCTAATATTGGTATTTCAGCAGAACTTGTATTACCAGATAAAGCTTGAATTAAATCTGTTGCATTAGAAAATGTACCAGTTCCATCCGTAACAGGTGTATGTCTTACATAAATACGTCCTCCAGCAATTACATCTGCTTCCGTAACAGGATCCCATCTAATCCTTGCAAGTTTATCTGTTATAGGTTCAAATGTAAGACCAGTAATATCTGCTGGTGGTGCTGTTTTACCTACAGCATCAAATGTTAATTCTGCTGGCCTTCTACTTGGTTCTCCAAGAGCATTAAAAGATGTAACTCTAAATTCATACTTGCCAGCTTGACTGTTAACTATTTCAGCATCACTTGAAACTGTTTCGATTTTTGTAAAACTCCCATCATTTACTCTGTAATGAACTTCATATTTACTTATTCCGTTTTGTGGTTGCCAATCCAAAATGATTTTTGAAACAGCTTTATTATTAATAATTTCAATTTTTTCTTGTGCCTGTAATCCCTCAGGTGGTTCTTTTACCTCTGTTAATGTTGTGATGCTTCTCGTAGGTAAAGTTGAACCATCTTCAACAAAAGCATATTTACCCTCATTATGTTCTAAAGCACTTATTGTATAAGTTAAATTTTCATTTTCTTTAACTGTAAGAACTCTCCATTGTGTAGTTTCTAAAGTGCTAGTTTCGATTACAAAAGGTGCATTGACATTTGGTGCCGTAGAAAATGCAGAAGAAACAGTAATAGTCTTGCCGTTTATGTTGCTTATCGTTTTTGTTTCTAGTGTTCCATCAGGTAAAATTACAGATAAAGTTGGATTATTTGAGACACTAGGAATATCGGTTGAATTAGAATCATCTAAAACTAAAACAGTTGTACTGGTAACACTTTCTAATAAACCACCTCTTCTTACTCCAGATTTTAAACTATCAGCAATTTCGATAATATCTCCACATCTAACCAAAACCCCTGCGGCTGCTGTAGTTTCAAAGGTACAAGTTTCTCCAGAATTTTGCTCATTGAATAAAAACCATCTTCCAAGTCTTGCCGCTTGCCCTCTTGATGTACAAGCAAAAGCTTTGATTGTTTTTACCCTAACTCCATATTTTGTTTGGGTTGTTGAATCCGCTTCAACAGTTTCTATATCTAGCTCTTGAGTTACCATATCAAAATATTGAACATGGATAACTGTATGTCTTGTCTTTAAACTTGAGCCGTTATAAACAAATCCACTATCCGTCACATTTGAATTATTAAAAATGTATTTAACAGATTTTGGTGCATCTTGAGATATAGCTATCCCCCCAGCAGAGTAAAAAGCTATAGCTCTCATCACACTACATAGATCATTGATCAGATTAAACGCTTCTTGCTGTTGTGTTATGGATACGTTGCAACTAAATCTTGGTTCTGTTGAACCGTCACCATTACCAGCGTCAATAAGCTCTCCGCAATATTCACTAACAGTTCTAAAAGTAAATTTATCAAGAGAGGATTCTGCTAAATTACATCCGTATCTATCATTAATTAATAAATCGTATAATATCCAAGCTGGATCCGAACACCATTCTTTATTAGTTTTAAATGTTCCATTCCAAGTGCCGCTATAAGTTAAATTTCCATGTGTTGAATTAACTGTTGCATTATTTGGTATTTTTATTTTAACTCCTCTAATACGATATATTCTGGCTGGTATTCTAGGGAATTTCTCTGCACTAAAACGTAATGCCACGTGTGCAGAATAAGGATAATTATTTTGTTTCATTATTATATTTGTCGCACTAGAAAATCTAAAAGCGTTTACAACTTTGGCATCTGTACTATCGGCTGTAACTCTCTCAACTCTTATTTGAACTGGAAAACTTGTACCAGCTTTTAAATTTATTAAGTAGTCTCTAAAATAAGCGTTAGTTGATCGTCCCTTAACTGTGTCATTAACAGCAGTTGTTGTTGTTCCGTCATTTTCGATAACTTTAATCAATAAGTTTACCTCTGTTCCATCTATGCCTCCTTGATCGTTAAACTTTTGCATTGATGGGAACTGTAATGTTACCCTTACCGCATTTATTGTTGATTGAGTAACAGTATGAGTTACAGGGTTAGAGGTCGTAACTGTTGTTCCTATACCTTGTTCAGTTTCAATATTTCTTATTCCAGATATAAAAGTTTGATTTTCAGTTCCAACTCTAAAAGCAAAACCAACATCAGTAAAATTAAAATCACTATCTTGTGGGGAAGAGTTACTAGCGGCTGCCTGTAAAATAGGAGTGCCATTCAAGAAAATATCTTTTTTAAAAGCATTGATATAGGCAGTTGAAGTTTGATCTGTAATACCAGCTTTTGATGCAGTAGCACTTCCTTCTATCTCCCCCTCAGATAGCACCTCCACAATCGTATTAAATTGTTTAGAAGATAATGCTCCACTTGGTAAATCTGGGTTAGAAAAAGTGGTTGTCTGGTCAAATTCTTTTATAGACATTAGTTTGTTCCCTCTACTTGGACTGTATCAATACCATTAGAGACTACAATAGATCCCACTAAAATTTCACCATAAGCAATATTAACAGGGACACCAGCATTACTAATATTTGTAAGTCCAGTAAAAGAATAGTTTGACGCTAAAGCCGCAGGGTCTAAAGGATCCTGACCAGATGAGGGATCTCTAGTTTGTTTTTGCGGTGAAAGAAGGTTATTAATTCCTTGTGTAATCAAGTGAGTAGCAGCAATAGTAACAACAGTTTGAATAATTGTATTAACAATAAATTTTTTTGCTGCATATTTAACAACCGCACCAACAATAAAAGATATGAAATTTCCATGAACAAGAGGAATGATTTTTATATTTTTCGCAGTTTCTATATTTAAATGATTTCTATTTAAAACCTTATCTCCTACTTTTACGCAATAGACTTGTTCTCCCATAGCTTGCTCTAAACCTTTAAAATTTGAAAATAAAAAACTAAAAGCCTCTTGAGGTGTATTTATATCAGCTTCAAATTCAGCTTGTTTGGTATATTCTCTTAAAACACCATAAACTCTAATTTTTTTTAACATTTATTTTTCTGGTGTAATTACAATCATTTTATCTAAATCTGGACAAACAAGATAAAAAGGAACTTTTATAGCGTTACAACTGGCTTTATCAGATTCAGAAAATTGCAAGACATTTTGAGGATGAGAATGAACAATTCCGACTACTTTTCCTTTATCCTCTCCATCTGCATAATCCAAAGGGTCTATAACAAAAGATTCAGCTTTAAATTCATTTGCAATATTTTTACACTCGAAATACTCAAAACCTTTATCAGTTTCTAAAAACAAACCACAACTTTCATTAGGCACACAATTTTTTGCGTGTTGTATTGCTTTGTTCTTACATTCTTGATTCATATTAATTAATAAATGTTCCCACACCTTCAAAGTCTTTTCTGGTTACTTGTCTTGCTGGTAATCTTTTGTTTTGCATGTCATTAGTCGCTACTAATTCAAAGCTAACAATATCTCTTGACTCCTGTATTTTACGATCTATTGTGTGTATCTCTTTAGGAAATTCATCAGAACTAGGAGTACCAAAAGGGTTTGTATTACCTGTAAAATTACTGGCATCTAAAGCATCCGCAGTTAAAGTCCTTCTTGTCACTTTTGCGTCTAAGAGATCATTATGTGCAGTAACTAAATTTGTAAGTATTAGTAGATCACTAACTCGTATAACAGAAGTTGATCCACTAGCTGATCTTGTTATACCACCTAAATTACTCATTGTTAAAGTAGGTCTTGGAATAGAGCCTTGACCAGTAAATTCATACCCTTCAGCAACTATTGGAAGTCTTTGATAAGAATTACTTTGCCAAACGATTTCAGCATAAGTATCAATATTTCCACCAGCATGAAACCTAAATATTGTAGGTACATTGGTTGGATTTCCTGTCGCGTAATGCAAACCCTCTACAAGTTCCAATTCAAAAAGTTCAATAATTGAGTTTGGATTTATTTTTTGTAGCTCAGATACAGGTATTGCCATTAGGGTATAAATATTTCTTCAAATGTTAAGTTCATAGTCACTCTGTTATTAACTGGTATAGAAGCACTTCGTTTGGTACATTTAAAATTTCTCGCAGATGATTCTCCTCCTATTGTGTACTGAAACGCATCTTGATCGTCAAAACGTGCATTTAGAAAAGTATTTATTGTATTTGCGTCTGATTGTGAAATATTAAAAACTAAAGTTACAACATGGTATCTCTTGTTTGCTGCAAGTCCTCTGACTAATCTTTGTTCATAACCATCACCAAGTTTTACAACGATATTATCTTGTTCTATAGTTTGAGTTTCACCGTAAGCTGGCTTTATTGATGGAAAAGTTGCCATTATGCTAATAAACCTCCGTTACGTTTTTCTTTTACAAGTGTCTCTTGCACCACAAGAGCTATTGTTTGGCCAAGCTGCTGAGACATTGCATTATCTCCCTCAACTGAGCTACCAGAGGCATCTACTGATACATTAACAATATTAGTAATACTGTCTCCACCTCCTAATTTATTATTTGGAATTATTGTACCAGCAGAATTTGGCACAAAAAGTTCTGGGCCACGTTCACCAACCAATGAAGCTTTATTAACAGGTGGCCTTCCACCATCTGCAAATAATCCTCCAAGTATTCCTCCAAGAAACCCTCCAAGCCCTTTTCCTCCATCTTTTCCTTTAGCAAAGTTTTCTCCAAATTGACCTAAAAGCTTATCTATTTGAGCATCAAGTATTTTGTCTCTGATACGGTTTATTACATTTGTCATAGCCTCTCCAAATGTTTTCGCTCCAGTAATTGCATCCCTAAGATTATTCTTAATACTTGATTCGATTTCCTCACCTACAGCAGCCATCTTTTCTTTTAATTTGTCAGTTTCTTCTTGTTTTTTCTTAATCTTTTCTGCACCTTCTTCAAGCTTTTGATTTTCTTTTTCCAACTTTAAAATTATATTCGCTAATTCTTCGCCATACTTTTCTGTCAGTTCTATTCTTCTTTGTTCTTGATCGAATTGCTTTTTACCCTCTTCTGTAGCAATTTTTGTTCTTTCCACAGTTTTTTGAAGTTCTTTGTTTTTTTCTTCTAAGGCATTTTTTGCTTTTTCAAATTCTCTAGATAATTCAAGACCTTGTGTAATAACTAATCTATTTTCTAATTTTTTAAGTTCATCATTTGCTTTTTTAAGATCAGCTTCTAAATGTTCAGCACCACTTATAATTTGAAAACCTTTTTGACCTTCTTTTATATCATTTATTTTTTTCTCTAAATCCTCAATCGTTTTTGTTGTTGCTTCGATTCGTTGTTGTATATCTTTTGAACTGCCCTCTTCAAGTAATTCTTTAAATTCTTTTTGTTTATTTATTGCTTTGATAATTGCATTTGTAAGAAAAACAAAACCGCCAGCAATAGCTACTAAAGGCAAAGCGTTCATTGCAACAGCTAAACCTCCTGATGCTAAAGCTAAAGCTTTAGTTGATATAGCTGCTGTTGACTGTGCTTTAGCAAAAGCGATAGCTCCAGCACTTGTTAATTTAAATTTTGCTATTAAAACAGTCAATGCACCAGATAATAACCCTTTTACAACAATCAAACCTTTTGCAGCTAACGTAATCCCTGTTAGTACTAAAGCAGTTTGACCAGCATCACTATCAATAAAATTTGTAAAGCCCTCCACTAATGAGGCTAATGCCACCGCCCCCTCTGCTAAAGCAGGGGTAAGTTTTGATCCAATCGTTAGCTGTAATTCTAATAATTCATTATTTAATTTTTTAAATTTTTCTGCGGGTGATTCGTCAATAATTTCACTAATTTGTTTTCCTAAACCTTCAGCAGATTTTGATAAGGCTCTAATAATGATGTCAGATTTAAGTAAGCCCTTTGATGCAAAATCTTTTAATTTACCAGACGCTATACCTGTCTCATCAGAAATAGCTTTTAGTAACTGTGGAACTTGTTCTGCAATACTTCTAAATTCATCCCCTTGTAAACGTCCAGAACCTAAACCCTGTGCCAATTGTGTAAACGCTGCACTTGCTTCAGTAGCATTTAAACCAGCGATTTTAGCTATACTGTTAAATCCAAAGAATGTTTTTTCAATATCAGCTAATTCAACTCCCAAAGGTCTTAATCTTGCAAAAATATCAGTAATTCCTTGAGTTGC